TCTGATGAACTGTTTGATCCGTTGGTTAATCTCATACGGATCATTGACAAACACATCAAACTCCCCAGTCCTTCCTTGCAAATCATCATCACTATTCCTATGTTCAATGACTACAGTTGCTATATCATTCATCACTTCTCCTTTCATTTAATCTTATAAGGTTTGCCATCTATCATTCTAATCTCTTGCTTCTGGTTGTTCTTATCTACCAACTTGTCACCCTTCTTGATAACATTGTGTGTGTTACCATTGTCAAACAAGTTTCTCCTTCGCCATTCTTTATGGCTTACATATACTCTTTGCATCACTTACTCCTTTCATTTATTTGGCATCATTGCCCCTTCTTTACAGATACAATTTCAACTCCATCTCCTTATATACAGCATACACAGCTAAGTCTTGTTTCTTTCAGGCTCTTGGCTTGTTCTTCCGTCAAGCAATAGTGTCCCCAAAATAACCCACCATCTTGCGAATTGTATACATGAACCTGATAGTTTTCCTTCTCTGCATCTTGGGATATAACTTTATATAAATACCAATCACCCTTGTTATTAGTCAGGTGCATACTATTCACATAGTGCCAACCCAGTTTCTCAACTGCTTTTCTGATCGTTTCATTTTGTTCATATTTGGAGTAGAAACTTCCTCGTTCACTCATCGTTTCTCCTTTTCTTGTTAAAGTTATTATTACCCTCTTGCACCCAATCGGATGCACCAATATAGATTGATGCACCCTGTTGGATTGACTATCGGATAGCTTGTGCTTGTGCTTGCAGTCTCTCTTGCTTTAAGAGTTTTCTGCGATAGCGGTCTGCACGCCTTTTAGTCATAGGTTTTTTAAACTTTCTAGCTGTGCTTGCTTGCATAACATCTCCTTTAATTAAAGTTAGTATTCACCCTACAAACTACTTCGGTTTCAAACTTCCAAAAAAGACATAAAAAAAACTACCCCTCCCACGAGGGGAGGGGCAGTCGTACTACTTGCTACTTACTTCTTAGACTTAGCTTTTTTATCAAATGGTGTCGCTACTTGATATACTTCAAGTCCTAAGTCTTCGTTTGACACTGAGCCATCATGTGCCTGTACCAACTCCTCCGCACAACGCTTTGATTCTGCCATAGCGGATGGGAAGGAAGGATTAGTAAAGCGATACTTAACAGCCTGTTTGGTAAGTCTTTGAATAGCAAGATTGTGGGGTCTTCGACCCATAGCATCAATTTGCATTCGCACCTTGTCCAAGGCATTCTTGTACGCTTTGCTATCCTTGTCAGGATCGTCAGCAAAAACAACGGCTACTGCTTTATCGAATAGAGCCATATCCATTTGGACTTCGCCCCCTTCGTCAGTAATCGCTTTAATGAAACGATCTTTGGCGTTGATAGCCTGTAACTTAGTAAGCATAACAAATCTCCTTTACTGGTTTGCCCGTGTACGCATTGTGCGTACAGCGTACATACATACGCTAAAGGGAAGGTTAAAAGGATAAGGACAAACTATTAAACCCTTCACTATATGGTATAGCGACGGGAAATGGGCTTTGGCTACCCCAAAGGCACGTCAAAGCTGTAAAATGAGTATTCAAACCCCTTATTATGCATGCATTTAGACGCAGTATAGCCACATATAGCCATAAGTCCTTATAATACAAGGGTCGAAGGGGATGACCCCACCCCTATAGACCCCCCACCCCCCCGATTAGGAGTCCCATAGAAAAAAAAATACATATACATATATGGGTTGTCTCGCAAAGATTTATTCCGTTTTCCCAGAATCAGGTTTTCGGGGGCAAGCCGACACCACCGCTACTGTCAAAGACTTAACCGCCATCATTGAGATTGCAGTTTTCATTAAAATTTTTTATTTTTTTTAGTTTGACATTTGATATGTTTAGGATTAGAGTTACTTTTACTAGCCTACCACTTGCACCTCAAGTGGGGCGAAAGTACTTCCCTAACCACTCACAAGGATTTAGGGAGTAGTCTGGATAGACAGGGCTTCTGGTGATGAGCCAAGCCAAACTTGTTGCGGAGTAGAAGCGAAAGTGCCGACAATCCCCGACAAGCCTTCAGTTAGAACCGTAAGGGCGGTGGCTAATGAGAAAAAGATAAACCCTACTGTGTGGCACTTGTACGTCTAAATTACTTCAATTCAGTTTACTAAATGCTAACGCATCCCTAACGGGATGATTGCTCGGCTACGCCTCGCAATTTGAAAAAGGAAATGAAAAATGATAAAGTTAATAGCGTTAACAGGAGCAGCAGGATCAGGTAAGTCAACTGTTGCCAAGTATTTAAGTCAACAAGAGAGTAAGCATATACCTTTTGCGAGGGTAAAATTTAGTCGAACTTTAAAGCGGATGTTATTGCAGATACCCGGTATGACTGAGGAGATGACTGAGGGTAGATTCAAAGAGACACCGCAAGAGATATTAGGTGGGCAGACACCGAGACAGGTAATGCAGACTTTGGGGACGGAATGGGGTCGGGATTTAGTTAACAAGAACATCTGGTTGGACAGTTGGGAGAGGTATGTGGAAGACTTCTCTTATGTAGTAGCAGAAGATTTAAGGTATCTCAATGAAGCTAATCTTGTAAGAAGGTTAGGTGGTGAAATTTGGAGAGTGAAAAGACCTAACTATTTGAACAATGGTCATGTTTCTGAAACGGAGCAAACCGATATTGAAGCTGATGTTGTAATTCACAATAATGGATCAATAGAGAATTTGCACCTTAATGTTAGGGCGATTCTGTCACCCCCTTGTTGGAATGGGGAAGACGTGGAGCCGAAGCCGTGGGATACCCGACAGATAAGACAAAGATAGTTTTAGAGAATGAAGAGATACTGTTGAGACTTCTCAATGATTCCTTGAATGTAAACAAGGATACGTTGAAGGTTCAGACGGAAGTAGTCATAGCATTGCGTGAGCTTACTGAAAGCATCCAAGAGATTGCGTATAAAATGCCTGATTTTTGAGTAATGGGTTGTTTGAAGAGATTAGGTTATTATATTAGCGTAAAGTATTATCTTTGGTGCATTTCATGGAAGGTGTCGAGGATGAGAGCGAGGCTGAGAAGTTTTGTGGCAAGTGTAAGAAGCTTGTTCCTGTAAAGGATTTCCACAAGGCGAGGCACACGAGAGATGGTTTAAGGCATACATGTAGGCATTGTCTTAAGATTTACCATAGCGAGAGATACAAGAAGCAGAAGAAAATATCCAAGAAGACAGGAACTTGTCTGTGTGCTGGATGTTCTAATAAGACTGAGAAGGGTGCGACATTCTGCCCAGATCATTTCTTTAGGCAGTCAGCCAGCAGAACGCTTGAAGATGTTAGTCTGACTGAGGATATAAAAAAAATAGCGGAAAAACAGAATTATATTTGTCCATTAACTGGGGATGTCTTAAAGGCAGGGGTGAATATGAGTCTTGACCATATCAAACCTACCTCTAAATACCCCCATCTTTTAAAAAAAATTTCGAATTTGCAATGGCTGTCGAAGTGGGCGAACTGGGCAAAGGGTACGAGTTCCATGACAGTATTTATTAATAACTGCACCAAGGTTTTCAAACATGCTGCCAAAGAAAATAGAAATAAAAGTAAGAAAGATAGTAAAAGAAGACGGTGAAGTTATTTTCTGGGTAGTATGGGACTTCATAGTTGACGGGAAAAAGCGTAAAAACAGGCATGAAACATGCTTCCCCTTTAGTATGTCATGAAAATACCAAGATTAAAAAGGGGTGGGATGTACTATGTAGAGTGGAATGACACCCTGATTCGTAATGATTGGGCTGAGGATGATACGGACGACTTTCTTAAAGACCCTCCTACGGTTAGATTCATGGGATGGTATGCGAAACGTGATAAAGAGTCCTTGGTATTTGTAATGCATGGCGATATACCGCCCGGAAAAGTGGTAGGGGAAAGGATTAAAATTCCGAAAGCAATGATAAAAACAATAAGATGTCTGTCTTTTGCTGATTGACAGACATTTCTTACTTGACAACCTTTTAAAAATGTGCTTTTAACTATCATATGAGTATAAACTTTGATAAGCTAATCAACAAGTTAAAGTCTTTAATGAACAATTACTTCAATGGCAGTATGACAATTCACTTTTCAGAGGGTAATCTGATGAAGGTTGAGATTAAGGAAGTAACAAGAAACTTATAGATTTTAGCCCACCTAACAAATAGACGGCTGGTATGCAAGGCGTTATGCCTTTGTGTGTCAGCCTTTTTTTTTGGAGCAATCATGGGAACAAAAAGGAAAACTGGAGCTGGTAAGAGGACAGGTAAATGGGCTGGCATCAGCGAGGAAGAAAAAAAGAAAAGAGTTGAGGGTGCGAAGAAACGTAAGGCTATTAAAAAGAAAACAGACATGATGGGGTTGACAAAAGTAGGAAGGACTAGAAGCCAAGCGGCGAAGAAGGTTAGAAAATACAAAGACAAATTTGATGAATTTATGGGCAGATAATAATGGCAGAGCTTTCTAAAAATCAAATATCGGGTGGCACTCCTGTTAGCTCGGAAGACGAAAAGAAAGATACTTCCAAACAATACGCAGGTTCTCCAACCAAGGGCAAGGCAAAACTAGCTTCTGGTGATAGTGTAAAAAGAATGGAAGCCCCCAAGCCAGATGCTATAGACAAGCGTGTGGATATAGCAAGGCTGATAAATTATCTTCGTGATTCAATACAGAACTCTGTTGATTCCAGACGTGATTGGCAAGAAGGTTTGGAGACTTGGTATAAACAATACAAGGGTGTCTTAAAACCCAAGAACTTCCCTTGGGAGGGGTGTTCTAATTTACACATACCTATTACTGGAATAATCATAGATACGCTTGTTAGTAGAATGATTAATCCTATTTTCGGAACACAGCCGTTTGTAACGGCTAGAGGGGTGAGCCAACCTGCTCCGCAGGCGGTTATGCCCAGTGGGGGGAACGATTCCCCTCACAGTCCTTACGTTTCAGATCATGATAAAGCTTATGACGTTGAACACTTTTTAGATTTTATTCTTACGAAAAGAATAAAGGTGTATCCAAAAGTTCAGGATTGGATTAGAGAAGCTTTTATATATGGTCGTGGAGTAATGAAAATTGTATGGAAAGAAGAATATAGAAAGACAACCAGAAAATTATCTAGGCAAGATGTAGAAGAAGAAATAGCCATCTATCAGGAAAAAATACAACAAGGTGACGCTGAATTAGAAACCATAGAGTTCCTAGATCAGATGGCTTTTTTAGCTGACACGCATGATTGGGAGCGAAGACCGCTACTGTCTATGGAAAGAGAAGAACAAGTTTACAATAATCCTGATTGGGTTTTTATTCCTATAGAAGATTTTATATTCCACCCAAGGGCTATTGATATAGCTTCATCTCCTTATGTTGGGCATAGATTCAGAATGGATTATGATTCCTTATTAAAAGCACAGGATCAGGGAATCTATTCTAATGTTGATTTGTTACACCCCAGTAGTTCTAGCTCAGAGTCTACTATCATTTCTTCTCATGGCGAAAGCATGTTGAAAGATGTGCAGACGTTGGAAGAGGGGTATGAAAATGTGCAACAGGAAGCAGAAGAAAACCTGTCAGAAATAGAATTAATTGAATTTCATGGCAAGTTTGACATAGATGATGATGGTCGTATGGAAGATATTGTTGCTACTTATGCTCCTAGACAGGGTGTGTTGTTGTCGGTAAGGGAAACAGATTTGTTGCATGGTAAGAAACCTTTTGCAGAAATTAAAATGTTTCCAGTACCTGGGCGGTTTGAGTCTCAAGGCGTGCCAGAGATTATTACTGACTTACAGCAAGAGTTAAACGATATACATAACCAGAGAATAGATAATGGAACCATTACTAATGCGGTTATGTTTTGGTATGACCCTAACTCCGATGTTGACCCAGAGATACATCGACCAGGGCCTGGCATGGGATTCCCTGCAGGGCCGAACCAAATCGGTATCTTGCAGACAGGGGATGTTAAGTTCTCTTCCTTTAGAGAGGAAGAGTTAGTGCGTAGGTTGATTCAAGATCGTATTGGTGTTTCAGATTTTGCTATTGGTAATGATGCTACAGCTATTCAGAATAAGACAGCTACTGGTGTGAGTGCGATAGTTAATGAAGGAAACCAAAGGCTGGAGATGATGCTTCGTAATGTTGCCACTGGTTTAAATGAAGCCGTATTGCAAACATTACAACTTATCCAACAGTTTGGTAGCGACAACATGTTGTTTCGTGTAGTTGAGGGTGCTAAATCTACAATGAAGAAGGTTTCTGCCAGAGATATACAGGGGCAATATGATGTAGATATATCTGCAAATTCTGTTAACACAAACAGGTTAATGCAATTAAGCGAAATCCAACAACAGTTGGAGCTTGCTCTAAGAGCAGGGCCTGAGCATGTGAATGTTTCTCCGTTGATTAAAGAGTTCATGCGTAAGTCTGGTTCTAGAATGGCAGATGAAATTTCAGTACCAGAAACTGAGGCAGTATTAAGAAAGGCAATGGCTGATCCTAATTTATTAATGGGACTGAAACAGCAGATAGACGAACTGGCTACGCAGGCAGGGTTGATAGAGCCTCCTCAAACTCAACCCGCTGGGCAACCCTCGCCTGCTATGCCGACACAAGGTGGGCAAGGTGGACAGGGTGGAATAGATTTACAGGGATTGATACAGCAGGCAGTTCCTTTTTTACAACAATTATTTAGTGGTGTTGGACAACAGCCCCCACAACCACAAGGGCCACCGCCTCCACCACAACAAATAATGTAAATGCTTAATAAATATATAAGAGCTAATAAATCACCAGAAGAAAAAGAAAGACATTTAAAAAAACTTTCTGGTCTTCTTTCTACTTCACAGTGGGAAGAGGTTAGAGATGAGGTAGAAGACGTATTAATCAAGTGTTATGAAAAATTAGATTCTTGTAAAACATATGAGGATTTCATACGAGTTCAAAGTGAAGCTATCGCATTAAAGAAGGTGGCTGGTTTGAATGGCCTTATGAACATTGTTGCAAACAGGCGACACAGGCTTCGTCCCCCTGTAATTATGGGACAGAATAAATAGGAGTAAAAAAATGCCAGAAGACGGAAAGAGGATTGTTAATGAAGAAACAATCGTAGCTACCGAGCAGGATTCGGCTCCTGCGGAAACACCAGAAGTAAATATGGATGCTATTGAGAATAATGCATCGGAAATGGGTAATACATTACCCCTTGTTGATGATGTAGCCTCTACGCAACTTGATTGGTCTGACATGAAACCGCTGGAAGAGTTCGACCAGATTGCAAACGAGCGTGGAGTGGATTCTACTTCTAGGATGGAAGAAGGATTAACCGATAGCATGTCCAAACGCATCAGCAAAATGAAGCAACAGGAGCAGCAAAAGCTAGCAGGTAAAGACCAAGTTATTGCGGAGAAGGATTCAATTATAGCTGCGAGAGAACAGCAGATTGGAGAGTTATCCAAAATGGCAGAGGAATACCAGAAATTGCAAGCTAATTATGTGCCACCTCAAGGTGATGTAGCCGAAGTAGATACCCAAATTACGGAGTTGGATCAACTCTTAGAGGATGAGGGTGATACTTATACGGCTGCGGAAGTTGCAAGGCATATGCAAAAGCGACAGGATTTGCAAACTAAAAAGCAAGAAGTCGCTAATAGTCAATCTAATGCTCAACAGTTGGTTCTCCAACAAAAGAGAATGAGAGAGCAGTCGGATCAATTCGTCAGGGAGAATTACGATTTTGTTAGTGATCCTAAGAGCGAATACTATCAGACTCTCAAGACTAAAGCTTATCCCATGTTAGAAAATCTAATGGGGCCGAACTTCAAAGATCATCCACAGGATATGGTAATGGCTGCTGAGTTGAGCAAGTTAATGGTTGATGCGAACAAATATCAACAATTACTTGGCAATCGACCTGCACCACGCCAGCAAGCAGCACCAATGGCAGGGAATGTGGCTCCATCGCAACGAAGTAATAAGAAGCAAGCTCCTTCTTTTAGGAGTGAAGCTAACAATCTTCGTGGTGGTGGCGTTGAAGACTTTGCGAGCATGTTGCAAAAGCGTGGGCATAGTTGGAGGCCATAAATTTAGTTAGGAGATAATTATGGCTCTATTTGAGACATATACGGAAGCGGCAGGTACTGGCGGCGGTGGTATGCGTGAGGACTTGCTTGATGTTATCGTGAATATCTCTCCGACAGAAACCCCGATGTTGAGTGGTTTCAAGAAATCTAAAGCCAATGCGACAACGCATGAATGGTTAACGGATACTCTTGGTACTGCAAATGCTTCAAGGGTTGCTGAAGGAGCGGCATTCTCTAATTCAGCTAATATTGCTGTAGCACGAACACGACTGAGCAACTACTGTCAGATTAATCGTGAAGTGTTTGAAGTATCGGATACCTTGGATGCTGTCGATAAGGCAGGCATTAAAGGTGGCGAGTATGAATACCAACTTGCGAAAGCCTTGAAGATTATGGCTAGAGCAAT